TTTGTACTTCCATAAGTTGTACTTGCATTTGCACTTTTATCTGTACTTAAGCATACTAATTTTTCTACTTTGTTTTTTATAGAAGCAAGTATAACATTTTCACTACCTAATACATTAGTGTTTATAGCCTCAAAAGGGTTTTCTTGACATATTAAGACATGTTTTAAAGCAGCTGAATGGAATACATAGTCTACATTTTCTACCGCTTTATTTACTGCATTATATTCTTTAATATCTCCAATTATAAATTTTAATCTGCTATCGTTAAATTTCTTTTTCATTTCCCATTGATTTTTTTCATTTCTAGAAAATATTCTTATTTCTTTTACTTCTTCTTGTAATAACCTTTCAGTCATAGCTTGTCCAAAACTTCCTGTACCACCTGTTATTAAAATTGTTTTATCTTTATACATATAATCCTCCTTAACTTATTATTAAGGGAGTTTTCACTCCCTCAAGGTATAAATTAAGATACTACAGCAGTTAAGTGCATATATAATGCGTTTACTTTGTTATTTAAAACAAATGCATCATATCTTACTCTACCTTCAACTAAACTTCCAGATATTCCTGGTGGATTTTGATGAATTGTAAAATCTTCTAATTTATTAGCAGCTACAGTAGCCATTGGATGTGCAATTATAAATGCACAGTTAGTTGGTAATTTAGAACTAGGAACTTTTACAAGTTTAACTCCATCTACTTCACCTACCATACCATTTATTCTTTTTTCCATTGCAATTTCAGATGCTAACATAAAACTAGAATCTAATTTTATAAATTTATAAAAACTATAAGATATTGCAGCAACTAATCCTTCAGTTGGAACTAAATTATTTCCTAAGAATATTTGCCCATCTAAGAATTTTTCGTATGCATTACTAGCAGTTATTGCAGCAGTAGCAGTACCACCATTTGCAACAGCAGCTGTACCCATTACTCCAAATGTATATGCATCTATTTCAGGTACAATTACTTGTTCTTGTTGTTCTTTTAAAGCTTTACCTGCTTCGAATATTGTTCCATTAGTGTCATCTTTAGATTTTTTATCTATTGTAAATGTGAAACTTCTATCTTTTGTAAGTAACATAGTTTGAACAGTGTTACCTAATTCTGATGCAGTACCGTATCTAGTAGAACCAGTTAATGAATAATCGTTCATTGCTACTGTTGTTCTTCCATTTACAACGATTGCACTTGCATTTAACCAAGTGTAACTTGAATTAGTGAATGCTTTTGATAATGATAATTGTTTAAATTTTTCGTCTACTTTCGCTTCGTAGTTTGTTGCTAAATTTATAGCCATATTAATACCTTCTTTCTTTGGTGCTAATCAGAATTAAATCCCATTAAGAATGGGTCTTGTTTTTCGTTGATTGTACCACCATGTTCAGTAACACCTTTTATAGGTGAACTTCTTTTAATTTTTTCATTTTGTTTTAATTGTTTTAATTCTTCTTGTGCTATTTTTAATTGATATTTTGTATATGCTGTTAATAAATTACTTTCTTTTGCATCAACAAATACTTCTTTAGGTATTTTTTCTAAATCTATATCTGGATAAGCATTTAAAAATTCATCATATTCAGCATTTTGTTTTTCTTTTTCTTTTGTGATATTTTTTTCTTGTTCAAGTTTTAGTAATTTTTCATTATATTCTTTTCTTAATCTAGCAGTTTCTACAACTTCTTTTGCAACTTCTTCAGGAACATTATTAGACACCATTTCAGCAATTCTATCTTGTTCAGCTTGTAATTCTTGTTTAGATTGTTCTTCTTTAACTGCTTTTATATATTCAGTTCTAGTCATTCCGTTTTGTTTAGCAAGTTGTTCTATATATTGTAACTCTTCACTATTTTCTAATGAGTTTAATTTTTCTTGAACTTTGTCATAATTTTTTCCTTTTTGATAATTAGCAATTACATCTTCTAAATTATCAATTTTAACTTCTTCTCCATTATATTTAATTTTTTTTGATAAATTTTCTAAAAATGGTGAATAGTCAAATTCTTCTGCTTCTTCATTTTCTTCTATAGTTTCAGTTTCAGTTGGTGTTTCTTCTTCTGAACTATTAGTTTCAATTCCAAAACCTGAATCAAATTCATTTAAATTTAATTCTTCTGCTCCTTCATTTTCGATTGGTGTATCTTGAATTTCTGCATTTTCCATATTAATTCTCCTTCTTCGCTTTGGTTGGCGATATGTATTCTTTAATGTCTATACTAAAAGACAAAATATTATTCTACTTCTTCTATTGCTACTAACATTTTTTCTAATTCTGTTATGTTATTATCTATTATATCAAAATTTTCTTTTCTTTCAACTTTAAGTTGTTCTAGTTCTCTTATAAGTATATCTTTTTTTATTACATTTTTACCTTTGATATACTCCACATCTTTACCATCTAATGTTTTTACTTGGTCTATATGTGTAAACTCATAATCTTCTTTTATTTTTTTAACTATGTATCTCATTTATTCACCTACCACTTCTTTAATTTCTTTCATTTTCTTTAAAAGTTTTTCTTTTGCCATTTTCATTCTACTTTTGTCTTTCATTAATTTTTGATACTCCATTAAAGTTCTAGCATCTTCTTCAATTTCATATTCTTTTTCATCGCATTCTTTCATTAAATTCACTACCTTTCTAAATATTCTAATGTTAAATTAGGTTTAGGATTACTTAAACTAGTTATTATAGTATTATCTAAATATGTTTGTATTTGTGGTAAAGTTGTATCTATATATATTGGCATAGCTAAAGGATACTGTACTATTATATTATTATTTGCTAATAAATTTTTAAAATCTGTAGTTGTATAAGTTGTACTAGTTGTCCTAAAAGCTAACATTCCTGAAGCATTCACAACCGAAACCAAATTTTTATAACCTATTACGGTACTAGAATTATTTGCCATGCTAACCCCTAAAAATTTATCACAATAACAACATATTTTATTAAAATCACATATTTTTATTAATGTATTTGTTAATCCAAACCTTTTATAACCATCTGTAGAATTAGCAAGTTCAGAATAAATTTCACTACCATTTAAAATTAATTTCCCTATTCTTTTAACTAAATATTTACCACTTTGTAATCCATAAGGTTGTGTATCTGTAGCAATAGTGCCAATTTCTAATTGAGTATTATTAACACTATATGTGTAAATAGAAAACCTAGTATATTTGGCATTATTTGGTACATTAAAACTCATAAATAATTTATCTCCACCATAAGCCGTACCAGATAAAAATACTTTATTAGAATCATAAAAGCACAATGCAGCACTCGTTCCAGTAACAGGTGATAATGTAATATCTTTTAAATTTGATATGTTTATATAGTCGGATATATACCAACTTGATAAAGTAACTTCTTGTCCTAAATTATTAAGATATTTACCAAAAGTAACAGTCGTTTTATTATACAAATTCTTACCACCTGTTACATATTCATAACTATCCGCAGTTAAATTTGGTAAACTACCACCTATGTAGCCACTTGGTAATGTTATAGGGTACTCTGCACCTTGATATGGTTCATATGCTGTTGCTGTTGTACCTAATTCTAGTTGTATTTCTGATATATCACTTATATTAATAATTGAATTATCTATTTTTTTAAATACTATTTTTATTCTATAAGTGTTAGTAGGAGTAGTTATACTTAAAGGTACATTTAAAAATGAAGTTAAACTTATAGCAGTTGTACTTTCTTTATTAAAATAAAATATAGTGCATTGTATATTTGTTTCTTTTACTTTTAAATAATAAGTTGTATTTTCTGAAACTTTTATAAAATCAGCAGTTCTTAATCTAGTATTATTTTCTATTAATTGATTTAAACTATTCATAGTTCCACTTTCCAAATTACAACTAAACAAATTCTTTTTATGCGACCATAATGTTACTGTTCCACCATCACCTGAATTTATGATTGGGCTTGGGTAATTAGAGCTTGGACTATTTGGAACAAATGCTTCATAACTTGTAGCAGTTGTTCCTTGTTCTATTTGAATAGTTGGTAATCCAGCACTGCTATTTATGGTAAATCTTATATATTTTGCATTACTAGGACTTGTTATTGCATTAGCAACATTTAAACCACCTGAAATATAAACTTTAGCTTCTGTATACCAAGCATAAGGAGTGTTTGTAGGTTGTTCATTACCACTAAATTTATATGAAGTTGAAGAATTAACAAGTATATAATCACTAAAATAAGCAGTAGCAAATGCAGTTAATCCACCAGTATTACGATCTATAAAAGCACCTACTATTGCTCTGTTTTTATCAAATAAATTTTTATTAGCAATACTTGTTGTTTGTGTACTATTTCCTTCTATTTTTGTTATATTAGCATAATCATTTTTAGTATCTAATATTTCTATATCAATTCCTGTTGCTATTTTAACTATTTCTCTATATAATATTTGATTATATTGTGCTAAATATTTACATCTTGTTAAATTTCCAAGCATAAGTTTACCTACTTCAGTATTTCCTATTGCTTTCAGCATATTTATCACAACCCTTCATAATAAATTGTAAATTCATCTAAAGTTCCAGCATTTTTCCTTGATAACCATTCTTCGTATGTTATTTCTTCATATTTTACAGAATCGCCTTTTGGTCCATTATGTCCAGCTAATCCTTTAGGTATAGAAAATTTTAATTTATATTTATTATTATTTTTTATTATTTCAACCTTCGCTTTTTCATATGCTGTTAAAGTTTCAGTTTCTGTTTCAGTAAAAACTGGTGTTAGTCCATCAGCACCGTTTAATCCATCAGCACCTTTTTTTCCATCTTTTCCATCTTTTCCATCTCTTCCGTTTCTTCCATCTACTCCATTACGCCCATCTTTACCGTTTAATCCATCTTTACCATCTTTGCCATTAATACCATCTTTACCATCTGTCGCTTCCGCTTTAACTAGTTTTTTATCTTCGTAATACCAATAACCATCTTTTATATGATAGTTTTTCATTTTTTCCATAAGTCTATACATAAATATTTCTTTGTGTTGTGTTTTATCATCTAATTCTTTTTTTATATCTTTTATATTATTTATTAACTGTGTTTCTAATTTATCATACACTTTTTCTTGTTTATCAATAAATTTTTCTTGTTTAGTATTTAATTTTTCTGTTAGTTTAGTTAAGTACTCATATATAAATTTGTTATCCATTTATTGCACCTCCAAATTATTCATCAATTCATTTTTCATTAACTCGTTATTCATTGTATCTTCATTCATAATTGGTTGTTCAACTTGTGGTTGTTGTTTCATAAGCATCATAACTTCTTCTTCCATTTTTTCATCTGGTAAACTTCTTAAAAAGTTTTGTTCATCTATTGGTAATGTTTCAATAAATCTAGCCATATCTTCATATTCAATAAGTTTTTCTTTAGGTAATATTCCCATTTTTTGTTTTAGTTCTTCTATTAAACTATCACTATTAGGTATTAAGTTTTTAGGTATTCTTTCTAAGTATTGTATAAAGTCTATCTTCTCACTCATAAGTAAGTTATCTAGAGTTTGTAATGAAGCAACTTCACTGTAATAAGCACTTGAACCTACATCAGCACGTACATTTAGCCATTGGTCTTTTAATGTGCTAAAATCAAATTCTTTACTTATTTTATTACCATCTTCATTTTCTATCAATACAGTTCTTTTACCATATTTAGTTCCTATTATATCTAATAATATTCTTCCTACATCTTCTATAAATTCATATAAATTAGATTTAATATTTTCTAAAGGCACAACTGAACTTTTTTGAACTGCTATTATCGCACTTGTATTTTTAGGATCTACTGAACCAAGTGCAGCGTCTGATACTCCGACACTTTCTTTAGTGTATTTTATAGCCATATCAATTGCATTTATTATTTGTCCACTCATACTTGCAGGTTCAAGATATCCAGCAACGTTACGTATACTATCTCCAGGATCTAAATCTGTTAATTCTATTTGTGCACCTATTTCAGAACTCCAACCACTCACTTTATCTGCATTGTATATTGCAGTAGGAAATGATGTTAACATTAAATGATATATAACCATAGCAAACATCTTATTAATACTTATTTGATTAGGTATCATATCTATAACTATACCTTTACCATGATATTGACTTTTTTGTTTTTCCCAGTTTAACCAAGCAATAGGATAATATTCATAACCTGTATCTATATCTTGATATATAAATCCTTTTTTAACTGACTTACTACAAAATACACGCGTAACTTCTTCTTCTACTTCTTCATTTTTACCAGTTACTGAATTAAATTTATTTACTTTAGTCTTAATTTTCTTTTTATAGTATTTAAGTATATACAATGCTTTACCATAGTCATCTGTTTCTACTTCAATCTTACCATTATCATCCGGCATGTATTCGTAGTCTGTATCACTTTCAACTTCTGTAATCTCTTTATATTCTTTAGCTTCTTCTTGTAAGTTTTTTGCCATATCTCTACCTGTAATTATTATATAAGGTTGTGCTTCTACATTAGGATTGTTAGCATTTCCAAACATTACATTGCTACCATCTACTATTTCACTTATTATTTGGCCTTTTCCTTTATATACTTTCTTGTTTGGGTCAAAGTAAAAATGCAAACATGCATCTCCTGTTATTCCTGCATCAAAAAGCAAATCTCTTGTTCTATTTTCTATCTTCATTTTTTCAAGTATATTTTTAACTTCTGCGTTTATCATTTCAACTGTTTCATCTTCATCATCTTCTGTATACTCTAACTTCTCAAAGTTTATTGCTATGTTAGTCGATGTTATACTTGCTATAAAAAATGATAACGTTCTTTTAATAAAATTAAAAACTGGTTTAGGTAAATCTTCTCCCTGAACATTACGCCATTGATTTCCACCATAAAAGGCTAAACAAGAATCTACCATATCATAGTAACTAATATCATTAACTCCAACTATAGTTTG